AAAATCAAGGGGTTCAAAATCAGTCATTAGTCACCAGCAATTTCATATACCTTTCTCTTTTGATGATCAGGTACTATCTTATTAAGTCTAACAGTAAGTAAACCATTTGTAAAGGTCACTTCATCTATTTCTACATCATCAGATAAAGTCCATGATCTATTAAATGCTCTAGCTGCTAATCCCCTATGGAGATATTCATCAGTGCTAGAATCTTCTTGTTTTGCTTCTATTGTAAGTTTATTATATTCAGTAGTTACTTCTACATCTTCTTTCTTGAATCCTGCTACTGCTAGTTCTAACCTAAACCTTGTATCACTTTCCTTTACAAGATTGTATGGTGGATAATTAACAGTTGATGTCTCAAAAGCATTATCAAGCCTGGTAATCCAGTCTTCTAAACCTATTGTGTTCCTGTGTATTGAATCTAAGTATTTGGCTGTCTCAGGAACTGACAGCGTAAGCGAATTTGGACCAAACATAATAGACCTCCGTAAGCGTCTTTAGTTAATAGTGGACCCCTAAGGCATCCATTACTAATTATACACGAAAGTCTTTTTATTCAGGTGTGGTTTCCTGTACCTTATTCTTTTTACCTATATTATACTTCTGTTCTAAGATCCAATCACCCTTATCCTTATAAGATAAAACCTTAATCTGATTCAATGGAGCAATATCAGAACAAGATTCTTCCTTAACTATACCAATCAATCCCCAATCAGAGAGTAACTTAGTAATACGATTCCTTCTCTGAACGTCATTAACTGTTAGATTAGCATGTTTACCATCTAATGCAAATAATTCTTTAAAGTGTACAAGATAATATCTACCCTGCTTATGTAATATATGACAGCTCTGGTAAAGTTTCTTTTCCTTTCTAGAAGCCACCCCTATTCTAGTCAAAGTCTCACGGACTTTTAAAAAATCATCTGGTTCATTTAAGAGAACCTCCACCATCATTTCAGGCGACCAGTTCACCTGTGGTTCTTGTGTAGTCATTGTGTTCCGCCAGTTTCAAGTCGTTGTTTAATAAAGTTCAGTTGTTTCTTATCTAGAATCTTCAGTGCTTGAGATGCTTTCTCATTACTATAACCATAGTATTCTTTAACACATTCTAAATCCTTGACTTTATCTTT